AATCCATTTATGTCTTCAAACTTACTCTCTCATTATATAGTTTTAGCTTTGAATACAATCGGAGATGCTTTCTTATACAAAAACAGGAACAAACAGGGACAAGTTGTAGAACTGGTACCTTTAATGCCACACTTAGTAGAAGTCAGAGGTAATGAACAAAAATTAATAACTCATTACGACTACTACTTGTATGGTAAAGGCGAGAAAATAGAATTGCCCGTTGAAGATATGGTTCACGTACGACAAGGAATAGACCCTAATGACCACCGTAGAGGGCATGCTCCTCTTAAAACAGTACTAAGAGAAATCTTAGGTGATGAGTCCGCTGGTCAGTTCACAGCAGCACTTTTAAATAATATGGCTGTGCCAGGCGTAGTACTTACACCTAGAAATGATGGATTTGGTGGTCCAACTAGGGAAGAAGCAGAATCTATATCTCAAATGTATAAAGAAAAATTTGGTGGTGCTAATAGAGGTGCTCCTATGGTTTTATCTGGAGCAATGAATATTGATATTGTATCTTTTTCACCTGACCAAATGAAGTTAGCAGAATTAAGAAGAATACCTGAAGAAAGAGTTTCTGCAGTTTTAGGTGTCCCAGCAATCCTCGCTGGACTCGGAGCTGGACTGGATTCGGCAACCTACAACAATACAAAAGAATTAAGAGAATTTTTTACAGAACAAAAACTTGTTCCAATGTGGAGAACTGTTGCAGCAGAGTTGACACATCAATTACTTATACCAGATTTTGGAGACGAAAGTTTAGAATGTATGTATGACATACAAAATGTAAGAGCTTTACAAACAGACATGGATGAACTTTATAAACGAGTAAACATGGGTGTTTCAGGTGGTTGGATAACAATTGGTGAAGCTAGACAAGTAGTTGGATTAGACGTTGATGAAAAACACGATGTATACCTAAGACCATTAAATATGATTCAGGTAGATACAGAAGGTCGAGCTATTTTAAATGACACACCTCAAGAAAATAGAAGTCAAGCTGCACAAGTAGCTAATTTACCAGAAGCAGCTGGATATAGAGATGAAGTAAATGTTAAAGATTTAGTAGGAACAGACCAAGGTGTTCCAGAATCTACAAGACAAACTATTAAGCCAAAACCTTCTAGAAATATGTTTATGTTTACTACTAGAGAAGCTGCTGAAAGAAGAGCAGAAGAAATAGGTTGTGAAGGTTCTCATACACATAAGATTGAAGATATGACATATTACATGCCATGTGCAAATCATGAAGCTTTTGAAAGAACTAAAAAATCTTACATCGATGATATTGTAGAAGAGTTAAAAGTAAGTTATGAAGAAGCTGAAGTAATTATGGAATCACAATTTAGTATTGAACCAGAAAATATAAAAGAAAAACCTAAAAAAGATAGAACAAATTTTCCAAGTCCAGGAGATGATAAGCAGGTATCAATCTCTAATTCAAAATATAAGCAATTTCCATATGGTTATGCAAAAGACCTAAAAGAAAATTGGCCTGAGATTTGGAGAAGAGCTGGTAACGGAGGTAACCCTCCTACATCATTCACAGGAAATGATGCATTTAGAAATTGGACTAAATATAAGTCTGGTGACAGAAGTGAATCAGTTCTTAACTGGGTTCGTAGAAGAGAACGTTACATGGGAAGACATCAAGGTAACAACCGACTTAATGGCACTATTGCCAATATTAAGTGGGGTGGTGTTTCTAACATAGGTGTATCTTCTATGAAAAAAATAATTAATGACCAAAAAAAAGTTGTTCGTTCTAGGAGAAAAGCAGCTTCTGATTTAGCAGAAGAAATGGCTGAAGACATTGCATTGAAAGCTGTATCAGGAAGAATCAAAAAAATTCTTACTGAAAAGGCAAAAAATCATAATGATAAAAATCCAAAACATAGAACAAACGCTAGAACTTTGGCCTCAGTTTTCGATAGAGGTGTCGGTGCTTACAGGACTAATCCTGGCTCAGTAAGAGGAAATGTTTCTTCAGCTGACCAATGGGCATTAGCCAGAGTAAATGGGTTCTTACACGCATTGCGTACAGGACGATTTAAGAGAAAACCTTATGACCAAGACTTGCTACCTTCTTCTCATCCGCTCTCATCTAAGAAAAGTGGGGAGAAAGCAGCTAGTGTTAGAGTAGGACAATCTGTTAGTTGGTCTATTAATAAGGACCCAGACCCACCCTCAACAGTACACGGAGTAGTCACATCAGTAAGTGATGGAGAAGCCACTATGCAAGTCTATGCAATACTTGAAAATGGTAAACATAAGAAAACTGATAGAAAAGTCAAAATGCCAGTCTCAAAACTCACAGTTATAAAAGACATAAAAGACGAATAAAATACCACGCTTTTTTAAAGCATCTGCAAAAATTACTTATATAGCGTGCCTTTAATAAATCTGTTAACAGAGGAGATATTAATAGCTATGTCTGAAAAAGAAGTAAAGGCCATCGACTTCGAATTAAAACAAGAAGCCGAAGGTAAAGTTTCTGCTGTATTTTCAGTATTCAATAGTCTAGATTCTGACGGAGATGTAGTTCTCCCAGGTTCTATCAAATCAGGTTTTAAATCTGGCGATGTTCCTATGGTATGGGCTCACAAATGGGATATGCCAATTGGAAAAGGAAGAATTAAAGAAGACGACGGAAAAGCCACATTCGATGGTGAGTTTTTCATGGATACTGATTCAGGGCAAGAAGCTTATAAAATAGTAAAAAACATGGGTGACATGCAACAATGGTCATTCGGTTATAGAGTAAATGACGCTGAAAGAGCACCATTCAAGAGTGCTGACAGCGAAGACGAACAAGATGCAAGATACCTAAAAGACTTAACCGTTTTTGAAGTATCACCTGTACTTGTTGGTGCAAATCAAGAGACCTACACTATGGCAATCAAATCAAATAAAGAATTGGTTGAGGATTTAGTGGAGGATGAAAAGAAAAGTGTTTTAGGCCTTGGCTCTTTCCAAAAAGAAGAACCAGAAGCCGAAGTTCCTTCTGAGGAACCTTCTGAAGAACCTTCCGAGGAAGTAGTTGAAGAAGAAGAAAAGTCTATCACTATTGATATGCTTATAGAAAATCCTGCATTGTATTTGAAAGAATTACAAAAGGTAAGAGATTCTATTAAAGAAGTAACAATAGAGACTCAAGAATCAGAAGAAATAGAAGTGTCCGAGAAAAGTCAAACTTTCTCAGAACAAGTCAAAGATGTGCTTGCTGCATTAAACGACTTGATGGTACGAGCTACCGCCATTGCGATGTTGCGTGCTAAAGATGGAAGAACACTAGGTACAAAAGCTACTGAAGCTTTAAGAGCAGTTCAAGAAGACTTGAGCGATGCGTGGGTCGAATTAGACCAATTCATCGAGAATGTTGGAAGTGAACCTGCTGAAGTTTTAGAGTTAGAAGTTGAGGAACAACAACCTGTTGAAGACGTTGTCGAAGATGAAGACCCATCTGATGACGTTGAGGTAGAAGAGGTAGAAACTTCAGAAGAACCTGAAGTAGAATCACCTGAAGCCGTTGCAGATGATAACAGTGATTCGTCTGACGATGATTTTGATGCAGAGTGGTTAGAGGGTCAGTCTTTATTGGCTGATACCGTGGATATTGACTTAGACGACGAGCCTGTCGTCTAAAAAATAAACCTAAGTAATAGATATATATAGGAGATAATCAAGTATGTCAAAAGTGCATGAACTTCAAGAGCAGATTGCAAAATCTCGTGAAGAGCTAAAAGCAGCATTTGACTCACAAGAAGACGGCAAGTACACACCTGAAGCCAAAGAGAAAATCAAAGGCCTCAATAGTGAACTAGCTGGACTTGTTGATGATTTAAGTGTAGAAAAAGCTAAAGCTCAAAATGAGAAAGCTATGGAAGTTAGCGCTGATTCAGCACCTGTAAATACCATTCCTAATGCAATGCCTGAGAAGAAAGGCCCACAATCAATTGGTGAGCAATTCGCAAATTCTCAAGCTTATAAAGCATATACAGAAAATGGTGTTAAAGGTGTCGACTCACACGCTGAATTCAAAACAACATTGAATACAACTGGTTATCCACCAGAGAGCTTAAGAGCTCCTGGTATCCTAGAGACCGCTCTTCGTAACCCAGACAGCATAATTGGATTGTTTGACCAAATTCAAACTAACCAAAATGCATATGTCTACCTCGAAGAGACAACATTCACCAACAACGCTGGTTCAGTTGCTGAAGCTGCCGACATTAGTACATCTAATGAAGGTGCATTAGCATTTACAGAAAGAACAGAATCCATCAGAAAGATGGCTACATTCTTGCCTGTAACTGACGAGTTGTTAAGTGATGTTTCTGGTATCCAAGGATATGTCAACTCACGTTTATCAACAATGATGAAGTTGAACATGGACAATCAATTAATTAACGGTGACGGAAGCGCACCTAACCTATCTGGTGTATTGAACAAATCAGGTATCAATACATTCGACTATTCCTCATACTCTGGGGAATTAGCAAGATTAGGTCAAATTTATCAAGCTATCACAGAAATCAGAAAAGATGCATTCGTAGAAGCAGATTCTATCGTAATGCACCCATCTGATTGGTACGATATCGTTACATCTGTAAGCGATTTTGCAGGAACATCTTCAGCAGGCTATGCCTCTAAGAATCCTCTTTTCGTTGTTGCAGGTGGTTTCGGTGCAGATGTTACTCCAAGGATTTGGGGTCTCAAAGTAGTACCTTCTACAGTAATTGCTGCAGGAACTGCATTAGTTGGTAAATTCGGCGGTGGCGACGCAGCTCAAGTAGTAATGAGAGAAGGCGTTGACCTAGCTGTTTCCGACAGTCACAGCGATTTCTTCGCAAAAAATCAACTCGCAATTAGATTAACTATGCGACTTGGATTTGCGATTTATCGTCCAACAGCATTCTGTTCTATAACAAACTTCTAAAGTTTGTAAGAACAAATAATTAGTTTTCTTAGGGGTGGATTTTGTAATCTGCCCCAAGAGAACAAGGAGATTAAATGAATCCAGAAGATAGAAAAAATCAACTTCAAATGTTTGGAATGATAGTTAGAGATGAAGAATTTTTTAAGAAATCAGAAGAAATATTAAAACAGTTTATGAAACAAAAAGAAGAGGAAGTTAAAGAAATTAAAGATTTTGATGAGGAATCTAATGCCGAGGGGTAGACCTAAGTCATATAAGATGGGTGGTCGAGTTCGTCCTAGAAAGATGAAAAGTGGTGGCCGTGTAAAAGCTAGACGACCTAGGAGAAGATAAAATGGGATATGGAAAATATAAACCAAAGAAGGGTCCTAA